CGTTACAAAAACCTACGGCGGTGTGATGAGCCTGCAATTTGACATATCGCCTAAGCACAGCTTGTATAAATATTTTGCTTTGGACGGTGAGGTTGAATACGATAATCAGAGATATTTGATTAAAAGTATTCACGAACGCAAAACGGTTTCAACGATTGTCTGCGAGCTTAATCTTGATGACCTTCGTGCAGATATGTTTACAAGCTTTAACAAGACTACAGAGAGCTTTCATAACATATGTACTGAAATACTTTCCAATACCGACTGGAGTGTTAAAAACGATACCCTTGTAAGCAAGCGTTGCAGCTTCGATCTTAGCGATGTAACTGTGCTTGATATTTTAAACCAATGTACCAATTCCACAAGCTACGGCAATGTGTATGAGTACAATACAAAGCAAAAAACGATAACTCTTATAAAGCCCGAAAACAACACCGAGCCGAAAGGAGTGTATTTTACCGACGAATTAAATCTCACAGACTTAAACTACAAAGGCAGCTCTTCAGGCTTGGTTACAAGACTGTATGCCTACGGCAAGGACGGCTTATCTATTGCAAGCGTTAATAACGGCTGTGAGTACATTGAAAATCACACCTACACAGACAAAGTAATCAGTTATGTTTGGCGTGATGAACGATACACAGACCCTCAGTCGCTTTTAGATGACGGTGTTGTCAAGCTTGCGAATATGGCTGAACCCGAGCAGTCATACACCTGTAAGGTTATCGACCTTGCCAAAGCTCAGCCGGAGATTTATAAGGAAATTCTATCCTACAGTCTGTATGATGTAGTAACTTTGGTTGACCGTAACCGCAACAGAAAAAGAAACTACCGGATAGTAGAGATTAAAGAATTTCCTGCAAATCCGCTGCTTAATACTGTTTCCCTATCTTCAATAGCGGCAAAGCTCACAGGTAAATTAACCACGATAAATAATCGCATTACAGAGCTTAACGCTCAACAGCTCCACGACCGCACAAAGGTAAATGAAATCAAGCAGGACTTAGACACCACCGTTCTCCATGTGTCGGAATCGTGGGCAAGCTCAGTCAATGAATCATTGTTTACCCAGACCGCCGAGGGACTTTTTCTTGAAGTCAACAAAGTTGTAGGCACTAATCGTTGGAGTACGCTTTTACAGCAATCGGCGGAAGATGTGCGAATTGCTTGGAACAACATATCCGAGTACATAAAGTTTGAAAATGCACAGCTTAATGTATATAACCTCGGAGATAAAAAGCTGATGTCACTTAATCAATACGGACAAGACTTTTATTACAACGATAATGAAGTCGGCTCGGTTGGTACAAGCTCATATTTACACGATGAAAACAAGCGAGGCTTAGCTTTTGACCTCAATTCAAATAGTGCGTATATGACATGGGCATACATGAGTTCTGACGATGCAGAATCATTCACTATGAAACTAACATATACTGCTCAAAAGCTTTCTGACGATTACGAAAAAGACCAACTTCATACCGGGTGTGATCTTAATTTACATAACAATTATTTACGAAAAGCGGTTTTAAGCGATTGGAAATTTGAGGGCGGTTCTATTAGCGGTACTTTCAAAGGCTACTATGTCACCTCATTTAAAAGTGACGGTACAGCAAGCTCATGGAAAGAATTTTCTCTGACATTCAAAAACGGAATTTTACAAAAAGCAACTTGGTAGGAGGTTATTATGAAATTTATCACAGAAGAAAAAACAGTTTGTGAAAACGATAAGGATAAAGCTCCTGCTGAATCCGAAGTCATTTTTGCAGAAGAAACAGGAGGCAATGATGAACATACAGCATTACAAACTTAATTTAGACCTGCTCAAAAATACATCAACTCCGGTTTTATACAGTCATCAATTAGACAAAAAATCAAGATTTATTGATGTAACACTTACAGCTAATGATGCAGAAGTTACCCTTGACAGTACAATGACTGCTGTTCTTAACGCTGTAACTAATAATGTTATAGTTGCAGAGTCTCAAAATTGCACAATATCAGATAATGTAATCGTTGTTGAGCTTACCGATAAAGTCTTATCTTTGCCGGGCGTGACTAAATGTGAGGTTGTGCTGTCTGACAGCAGCGGAGCTGTTATTACAGCACAGCATTTTATTGTTAAAATCACTGAAAAAGCTATTAATGATAAATCAAAATTTGAACCAACAGGCTCGAATTTAGCAACAGAAGCTGCAGTTGCTAAAGCAAAAGCAGAAGCTATCGAATACTTCGAAACAGAGCTTACAGACATTGACGAAACAGTGACAATGAAGATTAATCTTAAAGCTGATAAGGCGGATACTCTTGCCGGTTACGGAATTACCGATGCTTACGATAAAACATATCTGAATAAGGCATTACTCCGTAAACTTGACGCAATGCCATTTGATACCGCACCTAAAGAGAATAGTCCTAACTATATCACAAGTGGCACGGTATACAATAGTGTTAATACTATTAATAAACGTATTGATAACAAAGTTAATACTCTTAATCAAAGTATTAATAAAAAAGCTGATAAAGCAACTACTTTGGAAGGCTACGGAATTACCGATGCTTATGATAAAACATATATAAACAGATCGTTAAACCTTAAGCTCGACAAAATGCCATTTGATACCGCACCTAAAGAGAATAGTCCTAACTATATCACAAGCGGTACCTTATATAACAGTGTTAATACTCTTAATCAAAGTATTGCAAAAAAATATGATAGCTCAAATATTGAGATCGGTACAGGAGAATTATCTCCGGCTCAAGCAATTTATGAGGGCTGTGCTGGAAGATTCGATTATGTGAAAAACGGCAATGTAGCTACAGTGTCAGTAAACATTACAAAACTTATTGCTAATAGAACGTATATTCAGTTGTCAGGCTTGCCTTTCCCAATAAAAGACGAAAGCAGTTTATCGAGTATTGCTGTATTCTCAACCACAAGTAAGTTGAGAAATATCCGTATTAAGGGATCATGGGTTTACATCACCTCACAAACGGATAAATTTACAGAGGATGAGATGATCAATTTTACAGTTACATATATCAGAAAGTAGGAGGTAACCATATGGAATTTAAAGAAAAAATTACGCTTGATATGCTTACAAAGGATAGTGTGAGTGTGTTAAGACAGAAGTTTATAACCCTTAACGGCGAAGATGTGCAGGTCGGCGTTAATGTTCGCAACGCATATATGAACGACGAATCCGGCAGAGAACAGTTGAGAAAGGTTCTCTCTGACGAATACTATAACGCTGTTATGGCAGTATGGGAGGTATAAATATGGCAAGGGTAACTTGTGTTGATATTTCAGAATTTCAGCAAGGCATTAATTTTAACAAAATGAAAAATGACGGCATAAAAGCGGTCATAATAAGGGCAGGTTATGGCAGAGAAACATCGCAAAAAGACAATATGTTTGAAAGCCATTTTAGAAATGCAAAAAACGCAAATTTAAAAATCGGAGTGTATTGGTACAGCTATGCCGACAGCGTTAATGATGCTGAAAAAGAGGCAAAGGCTTGCCTTGAGTGCATTAAAAATAAAAGCCTTGATATGCCAATTTATTATGACCTTGAGGACAGTTCGCAGTTGCACCTTGGTAAAACTAAAATTACAGAAATTGCAGAACGATTTTGCGAAACAATCAAGAAAAGTAACTACAGAGCAGGTGTGTATGCCAATCTGAATTGGTTTAATAATTATCTCGATTACGATAAATTAAAGAAAAAGTACAGTATCTGGCTTGCACAATATAACTCCGTAAATGAATTAAGCTGTGATATATGGCAGAACAGTTCAACAGGCAGAGTAAGCGGTTATGGCAAAAATATTGATACGAACATCATATTTAACGAAAATGTTTTTGAAAATGTTAAGATCGAAAAACCAACATTGACTTACAGAGTTTTTGCTGACGGTCGGTGGTATGATGAAGTCAAAGGTTTGTCAAATATTGCAGGACGAAAGAAACAAGCTATTTCAGGCGTGGCGGTTAAGGTATCAGCAGGAAAACTTTGCTATCGTGTCCATCTGCTCAACGGTGACTGGCTGCCGTGGGTTAGCGGATACGACATCAAGGACGATATCAACGGCTACGCAGGAATTAAAGGCAAGGTCATTGACGCCATCCAGGTCGAGTTCTCGGGTGTGGATGACTATAAAGCTACATACAGAGCACGCAAGCAAGGCAAAAACAAATTTATGCCGTATCAGCATAATACCGAGCACGATACAGAGCAGGACGGTTACGCAGGACTTCTCGGCACTAAAATTGACGGCTTGCAGATTACTTTGACTTGATTTTTAGGAGGTAAAATATTATGGCAAATGCAAATTTTATTAAACTTGCAGTATCAGAAGTAAACAAGTATGTGTTAAATCATTTAGATAAGTCAGATGATACACCTGATTTTGACACTTTTGTAGTGTGGTCGTGTAAGACTTTGCAAAACCACAAATGCCTTATCAGCACAACATTACACGACGGGATGTATTACGAATGCACGTACAATGGTGACAAAGGCGAAATGTATCTTGACGCATATAAAAAGTTTGAAAACAAAAAAATTATTTGCGAAAGTGAGGAATAATTATTATGATTTTAGCAGAAACAATTAACGGTATGGTGAGTGAGGACTACAAGGAAAGATTTGTTGCAGAGTATCAGCAATTGGTAATCCGTTATAAGGGATTGAAGAAAATGCTTGATAATTGGGATAAGGGAGAACTATCTTTCGTTCCGACTTGTCCACGCAGTACATATAATATGCAGATTAAATCAATGGCAGACTATATTGCCGTACTCGAAGCAAGGGCGGTTATGGAAGGTATCGATTTGTGGGAGGTATAAAACAATGAAAGACAATTTTAAAAAATGGATAAAAGCTGCTGCCGTGCGTGCTATTAAGACTGTTGCTCAAACAGCTATTGCAACCATTGGCACAACAGCAATGATAAGAGAGGTTGATTGGGCAGTTGTATTGTCAACCAGTGCGTTGGCAGGTGTTCTATCTGTCCTTACAAGTATAGCAGGCTT